GTGATATGAATGTTCAGAATATTCTTTCGCAAATGCATCCTACTCAATCTACTGTGATGGACGGTATGACAGATGAGGAGCGTTTTAATTGTGTTATCTCGCGTCATTGTCAAACTATGTCTGAGCGCCAGGCTGTGTTGAAACAATTGGCTCAGGAGAAATCTGAATTGACTGCATATGCTCAAGCTATGCTGGCAGAGGAACAGGCAGCGCCGTCTACGGATTCCGCCCCTGCCGCTAGTGCACAATGAGGTTTCTAGAAGTTGGAGAGAGCATGCTCTCTCCTAGAAATGAACATCATTTCCTTGGCGCCGCTATTAGTGGTATTTTTGGGACGCTGCAGCAGTCTAGCGCTAATCGTGCTAACTTCCGCAACACTCAGACTACTAATAAGTTTAACATGCTGGAAGCCCAGAAACAACGTGATTGGCAAGAAAAGATGGTTGATGAATCGCGAGAATATAATTCCCCTGAAGCTATGATTGCCCGTGGTTTGAATCCGTTTATGTCTGGTTCTGCCGCCCAGACTGGTGCTGGTTCAGGCTCTTCACCTTCTGGTGCTCAGGCTTCCGCTGTCAGTCCTATCCCGTATCAGGCTTTTCATCCTGATTTTTCAAGTGTGGATACTGCTTTGGCTTCATTCGCTCAAGCCAAAAAGGCTCTTTCTGAATCTAAACAGATAGAGACTCTTACTCCTTATTTGGTAAATAGGATTTTAGGCGATACTAATTATAAGAATATTGGTGTCGGTCAGTCTGGTTATTGGAATAAAGAAACAGGTCGTATTTCTGCTGAATTAGACCAATCTATGGAGCGTCAGAACTTAGAGAACGCTGTTACTGCTGGTAAGCTTTCCGCCGCTCAAACGACCCAGATCTATTTACAGGCTGATTCTCAAGCTATCCTGAATAAATATATGGATGCACAGCAGCAAGCAGATCTGTTTACAAAAGCCCAGTATCTTTATAACCTTGTACAACAAGGAGCTCTGACTGAGAAACAGATTCGAACTGAAGTTCAACGTTCAATTCTGATAGCTGCTCAGGCGCAAGGTCAGAAGATTACTAATAAGATAGCCGCTGGTACTGCTGATGCTCTTATAAGTGCTACTAATATGGCTTACTATACACAGTATTATGATTCTCTTTGGGATTATAAGAACGTCAATAATCGTAAGAATATGCAGTATTCTAAGGATAAGGCCTTGCGCGACTATTATAAGTGGTCTGCTGGAAATGCCAAGAAAGATTTTGAATCTTACGGTCTTCGTAATGCTATAGATTATACATCTCGCATTGCTTCTGGTGCTGGTAATGTTATTGGATCTATGCGCCCCGGTGCTCAGATTTTCCGTAATGATTACGGTCCTCGTAATACTACTATTTATAATAGTTCTAATGGTATTGGTTATTAGCTGTTAGTACATACTTCAGGACTAGAAGCCCATCGCGGCGTTTGAGCGATATACACCCGCTGCCCGCGTAGGGCCTGGTCTAAAAATGGAGCGGAGCGACTTCCTTATAGGAGCGCCCCGCTCCGGTATTTTAGCGCGACGGCGCGCAAAGGCAAGACAGACCTGCCTTGCCGTGCCTATACACCCCTGTATACATCCACTTGTTAATTATGCGAAGCCCCTAGTTGTGTGCGAAGCAAATTCGAGTTATCCTCTCGAATTCTCCTTCTCTTGTCCATAAACGCACAACTCACACTCTATGGTAGAATCTAAAAAAAATAGTTTTTCTTTGGATTAATGAAAATAGTTTGTATCTTTGCCTCAGTTAGAAGTTACAACTGTTATTAACATTTTAAAATTTTACAATTATGCAGAAATTTATTATCTCAGTCAAGGAAAAAATTACCGGTCGTGATGTTTTATCGCCTTATATTGTCAATTCTCTCGATGGTCTTGGAAATTATTCTGAGCGAATTTCTTCGTTGGGTCTTATTGTTATTGTGGATTCAATTAAAGAGGAAAATGATTTTGTTGAACTTAAAACTCAAAGTAATGAAAAGTAATAATATTTGGAAAATTGTGATTGGTGCTGTTTCTGCTGCTCTAGGTTATATTCTTAATGCTATTGGATTATGAATTGTACTCTTATGCATTTTCTTGAGTACTTGTTGGTCTCTAATGTACATTTTACGATAACTAGTGCCCGTCGGACATTTGAACAAAATAAAGCTTGTAATGGTGCTTTTTCTTCTCAGCATCTGATTGGTGAAGCTATTGATATGAAGCCTTATGGCTCTACTACTTATAATCGGTTACTTGAACATATCCATCTTTATTCGGATAGTTTTCATGTATTTGATCAATTGATATTGTATCCAACATTTATTCATATTTCATTTGGCAGTCGTAATCGTCGTCAAGTGATTGATAAACGTAATTAATTATGAAATTTTCTCCTGATTTGCTTAAGGCTGTTGATCATTGTCAGCATCGTTCGTTTATTACGAACAAATATACCGGTGCACGTATTGCCGTAGATTGCGGTCAGTGCGATTATTGTATCCATAAGAGAGCTAAAAAAGCGTCTATGCGTGTGAAGACCGCTGGAAGTGCTTTCAAGTATTCTTATTTTGTAACTCTTACTTATGACAATGGGCATATTCCTCTTATGAATTGCAGTGTTCTACATAGCGATTATGAGGACGTCGTAGGTATTTCAGGAGATATTCATTTTGGCAATGAACACCATCAATATATCCCTGTTTCTGAATATAAATGTGATGATAACTCCATGTTGCGTCATATATTTTTCACGCAGGTTCAAGGCACTGTGCCGTTTGACCGTGAAATTAAGGAATATGTACCTGTTAAGGATAATTGGTTTCTTAGTATGGATGCTGTTCGTAGTTTTATTACTAAGACGCAGGCCGTTGACAAAACGGATTATCCCGCTTCTTCACAATACGGTCGTGATAACCTTATTCCCTTTCTAAATTATGTTGATGTTCAGAACTATATTAAGCGTTTGCGTAAATATTTATTTCAAACATTAGGTTCTTATGAAACGTTACATTTCTACGCTGTGGGTGAGTACGGACCCGTGCATTTCCGCCCGCATTATCATCTCTTATTATTCACAAACTCGAAGGAAGTCTCCGAGGTTTTACGATACTGTCACGATAAGAGTTGGAAACTCGGTCGTTCAGATTTCCAACGTTCCGCTGGTGGAGCTGGCTCGTACGTTGCGAGTTACGTTAACAGCCTGTGCTCTGCTCCCTTGTTATATCGCTCATGCCGCGCGTTTAGACCCAAGTCGCGAGCGTCTGTTGGATTTTTTGAAAAAGGCTGTGACTACGTGGAAGGTGAAGACCCTTATGCGCAAATTGAGCAAAAAATCGACTCTGTCGTTAACGGAAGAGTCTATAACTTCAATGGCGTCAGTGTTCGGTCAACTCCACCCATGTCGTATATCCGTTCCTTACTTCCGCGATTCTCATCTTCTTGCAATGATGATAGTACTTCGATTACTCGAATTCTTCTCGCTGTTCATCGAACGCCAAAGAGAATCGCGAGATTCGGATTTGTTGACTACAAACAGGATTCAATTCTAGGTCTTGTTCGTGCCTATTATAAGTATCTCAAGGTCAATTCTATTCTTACTGATGATGACAAAATTATATTACATGCTTCTCGGTGTCTTACTAGGTTTGTTAACTGCTCTAGTGATGTCGATATTGAATCTTATATTAATAAGCTATATAGGTTGTTCTTATATGTCTATAAATTCTTCCGTAATTGGCATCTCCCTCTCTTCGGCTCTGATATTAGTGCTTACTCCGGTCGTATTAATTTTATCATTAAAACAGGTATAGAATATGAAAAGAAAGCGGATTATGAAAATCTACGAGATGCATATAACCTTCGTTCCCAATATCCAGAAATCTCAGATTGTATGTTTGCGTTGCCTCAGAACGGTCAGGAGATTGATGTCTTGCAGGCCGTATCAAGTGAAGCAATTCAACTCCTTGAGCAACTCCGGTACCGTAGTGCAACATTCTGTCGTGATATGATTAAGCATAAGAAACTTAATGATGCTAATAATATATTTAATCGTATGGTTTAATTTTAATTTTATTAATTATGAGTGATTTTAATCCTTTAGACCGAGTTAAAATTCCTACTCATCGGTCTTCCTTCGATTTATCTAGTAAAAAATTGTTTACAGCTAAAATTGGAGAAATCTTACCTTGTTATTGGCAGATTGCTATACCTGGTAATGATTATCGTATTTCTTCTGATTGGTTTACCCGTACTGTTCCGGTTAACACGGCTGCTTATACCCGTATTAAGGAGTACTACGATTTCTATGCTGTGCCGTTACGTTTGATTTCTCGTGCGCTTCCACAGGCATTCACCCAGATGTCTGATTACATGACTTCTGCTGCTTCTAACTCTGCTAATACGGAACAGTTGACTAGCGTTCCTTATGCTCCTGTTGGTAATATCTCTGCCGAGATTCAGGCTCGTGTAACTGCTAATACCGTCGACGATGCTGGTTTTGGTTTTGCCTATGGTTCTTGCAAGCTATTGGATATGCTTGGTTACGGTTCATTCATTGGTGCAGGTAATGCTAAGAAAAAAGAGATTACTATGCAGTATCTTGGTCTTGATACTGCTTCACTATCTGATGGTCAGAATCCTCTTATTTATGGCACTAGTGTCAATTTGAATCTTCTTCCTATCCTTGCTTATCAGAAGATTTATTTTGATTTCTATTCTAATTCTCAATGGGAGAAACATTTGGCTTATTCTTATAATGTTGATTATTGGGATGGTAAGAGTTCTGTTGAGATTTCCGCCGATATGATTAAGCTCCGCTATGCTAACTATCCTAAGGATTATTTTCTCGGTGTTTTACCTAGTAGTCAATATGGTTCGGTAGCTGCTTTGACTTCGTTGATTACTTCTCAATCGCCTAATACTGTTTTGGCTATGGATGCCAATCATCAAGCTTCTCTTTCTTCGGTTATCGTTAATCAAGCTTCTGGTTCTTCTGTTATTTCTTCTAGTCCTAATTCTCTGTCTTATTCTCGTACTCTTCGTATTAATACCGATCTTTCCGCCCTCTCAATTCGCGCCACTGAATATCTCCAGCGTTGGAAAGAAGTAGTACAGTTCTCTAGCAAGGATTATTCAGATCAGATGGCTGCTCAATTTGGTATTAAGGCTCCTGAATACATGGGAAATCATGCTCATTATATTGGAGGTTGGTCTAATGTAATTAACATTAACGAAGTTCTTAACACTAATTTGACCGCTGACAATTCTCAAGCTGTTATCGCTGGTAAGGGTGTAGGTTCTAAATCTGGACATACTATTAATTATAAATGTGGCGCTGAACATCAGGTAATTATGTGTGTTTACCATGCTGTACCTTTGCTTGATTGGTCTCTTAAGGGTCATAGTCCTCAGTTATTATGTACTTCTATTTCTGATTTCCCACAACCTGCATTTGACCAACTTGGTATGCAACCTGTCCCGGCCCTGGCTCTTAATAATAGCCCTTCGTCTGCCACTGGTAATATTGGTTATAATCTGCGTTATTGGCAATGGAAATCTGCTGTAGATACGGTTCATGGAGCATTCCGTCCTAATGCTGCTTATCAGTCTTGGGCTGCTCCGCTTCAAGGCTCTCAGATTCAGGTTCCTGGTCAGTCTTCGTTGAGCTATCAGTCATTTAAGATTCGTCCTCAACAGTTAAATTCTATTTTCGAGCCTCAAATTACTACTAGTAATTATAATGTTGCTTATGATCAGTTACTGTGTAATGTTAATTTCCAAGTGTATGCTGTGCAAAACTTGGATAGAAATGGTTTACCCTTTTAATTTTGTGTTGTTATGAGAAGTTTTGCTTATATTAATTCTGATTTTGAACAGGATTCTGTGGTTCCTGAATTGGTTGAAGGTCATCCTTGCTATGAACCTAGCGTATATGATTCGGTTATGCTGGAAGAATTGTCTGATGGTTCATTTATGTATATGGATATGACATCTATACTTCTTAACCAAGAAAAATATCGTCGATTACTTGGTGATATGAATGTTCAGAATATTCTTTCGCAAATGCATCCTACTCAATCTACTGTTATGGATGGTATGACTGACGAAGAACGATTTGCTTGTGTTATTTCGAGACATTGTCAGTCTATGTCGGAACGACAGGCTGTACTACATCAATTGGCTAGTGAAAAATCTGAGCTTACTAAATATGCACAGGAGATGTTGGCAGAGCAACAGTCAGAGCCCGATAAATCGTCCGCCCCTGACGCTGGTGTTCAATGAGATTCTATGATATTGGAGAAAGCCCCTTAATGGGGCACTCCGAAAAGCATATTGCTCCGCTTGTTCTTGGCGGTATTATTGCTGCCGGTGCGTCTCTTGCTGGCAATGCTATTGGAGCTTCTTCTCAGTCTGCTGCTAATGATGCTAATGTTGAGATTAACCGTCAGAATAATCAGTTTAGTGCTGACCAGGCTGCTATGCAGCGTCAGTGGACAACTGATATGTGGAATCGTAATAATCGGTATAATTCACCTAATGAGATGATTTCTCGCGGTCTTAATCCGTTTCTTGATTCTAATATCGGTGCTGGAGTTTCTAAATCTCCTGCTTCTGGAGGTGTTGCCGCTACTGCTTCTCCCTCTCCTAGTCTTCAGGCTTTCCGTCCTGATTTCTCTGATGTTGGTACTGCTCTTGCTTCTATGGCGCAGGCTCGTGCATCGATGATGAATGCTGAACAGAATGCCGCTCTTACTCCGTATAAGATACAACAGATCCTTGGTGATACTAATTATCGTAATATTGGTATTGGTCAATCTGGTTATTGGAATTCTTCTACTGGTATACGTTCTGCTCTGCTTGATCAGTCTAAAGAGTATCAGGAGCTTAAAAATATGGAATTTGCAGGTCGTCTGACTTCTGCACAAGAAGCACAGATCCTTCTTGATTCTGAAGCCCAACAGATTTTGAATAAGTATCTTGATGAGCAACAACAGGCTGATTTATTCATTAAAGGTCAGACGCTTGCTAATCTGTATGCACAAGGTTCTTTGACTGAGGCGCAATATAAAAATCAGATGGCTCAGGCTGTTAAGACTGCCGCTGAAACGAATGGTATTCGTATTAATAATAGAATTGCTTCTCAAACTGCTGATTCTCTTATTTATGCTAATATTCAATCTAATCGTGCTCGAGGTTTAGGTTCATTATGGGATTCCAAGAATACAAATGTTCTTAAGAATATGGAGTATTCTAAAGAAAAGGCTGTTCGTGACTATTTTAAGTGGAGTTCTAAGTCTAAGCAAAAAGATGTTGGTTCCTATGAGTTGCGTAATGCTATAGATTATGGATCTCGCATATTCCAAGGTATTGGTAATTCTGTTGGCCGCAAGTAAATCTATTCTCTTTCCCCCGCGAAGCGGGGGAAAATTTTTTTGTACATTTATTAACATTTCGTAAACACTCTTTAACTCCAATTTTGTTGTACTTTGCGAACTATTTCGTATCTTTGTAATACAGAAAACAATTGATTATTAATTAAAACTTAAATGTTATGTATTACGAAGCAAGAATTAAACAAGGTCGCAAGGTTGTGTTTTCTTATAATGTTACTTCTATGGATGATGCTCTCGATTGGTTTATTAAATTTTCTTCTAGTTCTAATTTGATGGATCTTACGTTCCATATTATTCCTAAATCTGGTCTTCAATAATTCAACTATTAAAATTGTAAAGTTATGATGTTTGAACTTTGTATTAGAGTAAGACGTGGCATAATATTCCGTCATGTTGGCACATTGGATCAGTGTAAGGAATGGATAGAATATTGGACTAGTCTTCCTACCTGTCGTAAATATGAGCATACTTATACATTGTATCCCAAGGACCCTGACACACTTCAGGACTAGAAGCCCATCGCGGCGTTTGAGCGATATACAC